CATCGTAATCGCCGGTGGTGACGTACATTTCAATGGAGGGCAGTCTCAGCGGCTATTCTAGCCGCGAGCCTTACGCCTGGCAGCCGTTCATGGACTACGACGGCAATGTCGACGATTTCACCGGAGAGTGGGCTGGACCGATAGAGCCGCCAACATAATTTGCCGAGCAATACGTTCCGCGTGAAACATTAGGCTATTTCTCAGCAATTCCCCAGAATACTCAGGTCACGGCGCGCGCAGCGCCTCTTTTGGCCCCGCTCGCCGGGGCCTTTCTTTATGCGGAGTCAGAAAGTTGGATTCGTAACGGATGGAGCGCGGCGGACAGATTGGCAACCAGAACGCAGCTAAGGGTCGGATGTGGCGAGACGCTATCCACCGGGCGCTGCGCAAGCGGTCGAAGACCGATCAGGTCGAAGCGTTGGATGACCTCGCCGAGAAATTCTTGGCTGCGGTAGAGCAGGGCGACATCGCGGCGTTCAAAGAGCTTGGTGATCGCATCGACGGCAAGCCGGCTCAGGTTATCGCTGGCGATCCCGACAATCCGCTCGCTGTCGAGCTGATCGAGCGCCGCGTCGTGGACCCGAAGGCGTGATCCTTGAAATCCCCACGGCCCGCGCCTTCAAGCCGCTTCTCCAGCCGGCGCGCTACAAGGGAGCTCATGGTGGCCGAGGTTCCGGAAAGTCTCACTTCTTCGCGGACCTCTGGCTCGACGAGAACATTCGCATGAGGATGGATTTCGCCTGCCTGCGCGAGCATCAGAAGTCGCTGCAATTCTCGGTGAAGAAGCTGCTCGAGTCCAAGGTCGAGAAGAACAACGCAGGCGCCTACTTCACGGTGCAGGACAAGCGCATTCTGTCCAAGCGCGGCGGCGTTACGATCTTCGATGGGATGCAGGCGCACACGAGCGATTCGATTAAGTCGCTGGAGGGCTTTCAGCGCGCGTGGTTCGAGGAGGCCCACCGGGCGAGCAAGAGGTCCATCGACATCCTGCGCCCGACGATGCGCTCGAATTCGGAAATGTGGTTTTCGTGGAACCCCGAGAATCTCACCGATCCCATCGAAAGCCTGCTGCGCGGCGTCGATGGCAAGGGGCCCGAAGTCCCATCTTCAGATTCAATCGTGGTCGAGGCGAACTACGCCGACAACCCGTGGTTTCCCGATGAGCTGCGCAAAGAGATGGAGTGGGACAAGCGCCGCGACCCGGACAAGTACGCGCACGTTTGGCTCGGCGGGTGTCTCCAGCACAGCGAGGCGCGCGTCTTCAGGAACTGGACGATTGAAGAGTTCGACACGCCTGCGGGAGCTACCTTCCGGCTCGGGGCGGATTGGGGCTTTGCCGTCGATCCCTCGGTCCTTGTACGTGGATTCCTCGATGGCCGCAGGCTCTACGTCGATCACGAGGCTTGGATGGTGGGCTGCGAGATCGACCAGCTCCCCGATCTCTTCGACCGCGTGCCCGAGTCGCGCAAGTGGTTCATCACCGCAGACTCAGCTAGGCCCGAGACGATCAGCTACATGCGCAAGCACGGCTATCCGAAGATCAATGCCGCGATCAAGGGGCCGCGATCCCTGGAGGAGGGGGTCGAGTTCCTGAAGTCCTTCGACATCATCGTGCATCCGCGTTGCGAGCACGTCATCGCGGAGTTGTCGATGTACTGCTACGAGATAGACGCGCTCACCGGGCAAGTCCTTCCGAAGCTGAAGGACAAGGACAACCACCTGATCGACGCTCTCAGGTACGCCTGCGAGGGCGTGAGGAAGGCGAAGCAGCACAAGGAAGGTCGCCCGCGCGAGGCCCAAGCCGATTACGCCATGTTCGGAGAACAGTGATGGAAGATATCCCGTTCGTCAAGGACATCACGAAACCGCTACGACCGAAGGCACCGGCACCGCTTCCACCGCCCCCCGCTGCGGCCATGGGCGCGCCTCCGGACGCGAAGATCGCCGCCGACCGTGCGCGCATGGCTCGGGAGCAGGCCGATGCTGCGAGCCGCAAGCGCGGCCGGCGTTCAACTGTCGTCACGGGGCCCGAAGGTGTCGGCTCGACGCCGCTCGGGTTCAAGACTTTAGTCGGGTCGTAAGTGGCCGACTCCCGCGCCGAGCAGATCATCGACCAGCAGCAAAAGCTGCGGGGGATGCGCGCCAATTGGGACAACCTCTACCAGGAGGTCGCTGACCGCGTGTGGCCGACGATGGCGGACTTCAACGTCAAGCGGACTTCTGGCGAGAAGCGCACCGAGAAGATTTTCGATGCGACCGCGTGCCTTGCCTTGGACCGCGGAACCTCAGCTTTCCACTCCCTGATGGTGCCCGACTCGCAGATGTGGCACGGCCTCACGCTGGGCAAGGACCAGGGGCTGATGGAGGTCGTTGCGGTGAAGGCGTGGCTCGACGAGATCCGCAAGGCGCTCTTTGCGATGCGCCGGTCGCCCAAGGCGAATTTCTCAGGTCAGGCGCTGGAGTGCATCCGCTCATTGCTGGCCTTCGGGACGCTGGCGATGTTCACCGAGGACGTACCAGGGCGAGGGGTGCGCTACAAATCCATCCATCTTGCGGAGCTGGATTTCACCGAGAACAAGGACGGGCAGATCGACACGAACTACCGGCGCTTCGAGTACACCGCAAGACAGGCGGTTGAAGCGTTCGGGCTGGATAAGCTGCCACCGAAGATCAGGGAGAAGTACGACAAGAAGGACGAGGCGAGCAAGTTTGAGTTCATTCACTACGTAGCACCCGAGACCGGACGCGTTCGCATGGGGCGGCGTTTCCAGTCCTGCTACGTGTCGATCGAGGGCAAGGGGCTGGTAGAGGAGGGAGGCTACCGGCGTTTTCCGTACCACATCAGCCGCTATGCCACGAATCCACGCGAGACTAGAGGCCGCGGCCCGGCGATTGTCCTCCTGCCTGACATCAAGATGCTGAACGAGCAGGAGAAGACTCGCTTGAGGGCCGGGCACTTGGCCGTCGATCCGCCGCTCTTGCTGTTCGAGGACGGCAGCCTGCAGGGCTTCCAGATGCGTCCTAGGGCGCTGAACTACGGCGGGGTTGACGAGCAGGGCAGGCAGCTCGTTGTCCCTCTCCAGACCGGCGCAAACCTGCCCTGGGCCACGGAATTACTTGAGGAGCGCCGCAAGCTCATCAACGAAGGCTTCTGGCTGACCCTCTTCCAGATCCTCGTCGACAATCCGCAGATGACCGCGACCGAAGCCATGTTGAGGGCGCAGGAGAAGGGGCAGCTTCTAGCTCCTGCGTCTGGCCGGCAGATGACCGAATGGCTGAACCCCATGATCCGGCGCGAGATCGACATCCTGACCGAGATGGGCAAGATTCCTGAGCCGCCGGAAGAAGTGCTGGAGCTGCTGCCGGTGGATTTCAACGAGTTCGGCATGGCCGAGATCGACCTGGCCGAGGTCTTGGACATCGAGTCGACGAGCCCGCTTTCGCGGCTGATCCGGTCCGAGGACTCGATTGCGATTCTGCGGACGTTCGAGCAGTTGGCCCCGATGGCGCAGATCGACCCCACGGTCTACGACGAGTTCCACCCTCAACGAGTGGCGGCCGAGCTTGCCGAGATCAACGGCGTGCCGGCGAAGGTGCGCAGGACCGAGAAAGAGAAGAGGGAGCTTGCCGAGGCGAAGGTTGCTGCACTCCAGCAGAAGCAGCTTTTGGAGGCTGCGCCGGTTGCGGCGAGCGCGGCGAGGGACTTGTCGCAGGCGGCTGCTACAGCGGGCAATGTGCCGCGGTCGATCCCCTCGCTGGAGGCGGCGTAATGGAACCGATGATGAAGAAGCTGACGCAGGGCGGGATGCCGCCCGAGGCTTCGCCCTCGGATGAGAAGGACCGGGAGCGCATGCGCAAGATGAAGAAGCCCATGACCGACAAGGAAATGGACGAAGAGATGAAACGCAGGAAGAAGATGGGGATGGCGTGAGCGCGCGCGACTACATCGCCCGCCTGTGGAGCGTGCGGGGTGCCTTTCGTCGCACCTTTCTAGCCGAGAACGGGAAACCCCATGAAGACGCGCGAATGGTGCTCAGTGAGCTTCAACGATTCTGCTACGGCAACCGTCCGACTCTCAAAAGCGGTCCGCAGGGTCTTGACCCCTACGCCTCGATCGCTGCGGCGGCGCGTCAGGAGGTTTACCTGCGCATCACGTCCTACCTGAACTTGGACGACAGCGCCCTGCAGTTGATGGAAAAGAACATGGAGCAAACTGATGGCTGAGAACACGACCGTTACGAACACCGACGCGAACGCAGGACAGTGGCACGCCTCGCTCGAGCCCGACATGCAGCAGTGGGTCGGCGGCATGGGCTTGGACAAGCTCCCGGCCGATCAAGCCCTCGCGAAGGTGCTGCCGATGTACCGTGGGGCAGAACAGAAGCTTGGAGTACCTGCGGACCAGGTGCTCAAGCTCCCCGGCAAGGACGCGAAGCCAGAGGACTGGAAGCCGATCTGGCAGCGCCTCGGGGCGCCGGAGAAGCCCGAGGATTACGGGCTGGCCGAGCCGGGCAAAGAGACCGAGTTCCTGAAGACCGCCTCGGCCTGGTTTCACGAGCTGGGCATCCCGAAAGGCATGGCCTCGGGACTCGCCGGCAAGTGGAACGAGTATGTTCAGGCGAGCTCGGTGCGCGCCGAGGGCGAATGGAACGCCCGCTTTGACAAGGAAGTCGGCGAGCTGAAAACGGCATGGGGCCAGGACTACGACAAGAATCTTGACCTTTCCAACCGTGTGCTGCGCACTGCGGGCTTTACGCGCGAGGAGCAGATGGCGCTCGAACAAGCCCTGGGCCCGAAGGCGTTCCGGGAGCGCTTCGCGAAGTTCGGCGCCATGGTCGGAGAACATCGCTTCGTCGGCACGGACGGCCAGGGTCAGGGCGGCTTCCAGATGTCGGCCGAGGGCGCGAAGGCGCGCATCGCGGACCTGAACAAGGACGCCGCTTGGAAGACCGCATTCCTGAACGGCGACGCGGACAAGAAAGCGGAATGGACGCGACTGCATACCATCGCGTTCCCGGAGCAGCAGGCCGCATGAAATAGGGACCGCGCAGGAGCGCGGCGAAACCGGGTAGCGGCTCCCGAAGCCGTCCGGTGACAGCCTGAAAGCTAGGCCGTCGGGGCGCAGCGAGATTGCGTCAAGAAGGGGTTCCGGTCTGACCGGGAAGGCCCTCTCGAAAAAGTTCAGTTCAACTTTTTTGGAGGGCCGGACAAATGTCCACCCAGATAACAGTAGCAATGGTCGAGCAGTACCGCAGCAACGTCCTGATGCTCTCGCAGCAGAAGGGCTCGAAGCTCCGCGGCACGGTCCGCACGGAAATGGTCACCGGCAAGAATGCGTTCTTCGAGCGCATCGGGTCGGTGGACATGGTCGACGCGACCTCGCGTCACGACGACACCCCGCAGATCGACACGCCGCACTCCAGGCGCAGGGTCAGCCTCACGACCTCGCGCTGGGCCGATCTGATCGACAACGCCGACAAGGTCCGCACGCTCATCGACCCGCAGTCTCCCTACGCCGTGAATGCGGCGTGGGCGGCCGGCAGGAAGATGGACGCGGTCATCGTCACCGCATTGTTCGGGACCGCCTACGCTGGAGAAGCAGGCGCTACCACGGTGGCGCTTCCGACCGCGCAGAAGATCGCAGCGGCTTCGGCGGGTCTCACCATCGCCAAGCTCATCACGGCGAAAGAAATCCTCGGCGCGGCCGACGTGGACATGGAGAACCTGACCTGCGCGATCAACCCGGCGGGACTCACCGATCTCCTGGGCACGACCCAGATTACCAGCGTGGACTACAACACGGTCAAGGCGCTGGTGGCGGGAGCCATCGATACGTTCATGGGCTACAAGTTCGTCGTGACGACTCGCATGACCGCTCTCAAGGCGGCCGTGTATGCCAAGAACGCGATGGCCCTGGCGATCGGTGCGGAGCCGGTCGTTCGTATCTCGGAGCGCGCTGACAAGAACTACTCGACGCAGGTCTTCGTCGAGATGGACATCGGCGCAACGCGGGTCGAGGACGAAGGGGTCGTGGAAATCAGTTACGTGTAGCACTAACGCCGGCGCGCCGCGAGCACGCATGCGGCGGTTGGCACAAGGAGAACTGCAATGGCTGTAGCAAACACGAAGAGTACCGGCATCACCAATCTGGACGCCACGCCGCACGTCAAGAACCCGCTGTACCTCATGGGCGGCGTCCTTCGGGAAGCGCGCGGCACGGTCGAGATCGCGATAGCCGACTGCGACGAGTCGGTCTATCGGCTGGTTCGGGTGCATTCGAGCTGGCTGATCTCGGAGATCAAGCGCTTCAACGACGCGATTACCTCCGGCGCCGACTTCGACGTGGGCCTTTACCAGACCGCGGAGAACGGCGGGGCGGTGAAGAACATCAACTGCTTCGCTGACGCGGTGTCCCTCACCGCGGGGTCCGTAACCGGCGTGTCGGATATGTTCGAGACCGGTGCGGACGAAGGGGTCGAAGACCTCGAAAAGCGCGTCTGGGAATACGCGGGCGACACGGTCGATCCGGGCAAGTTCTATGACCTCTGCTACACCGGGGTCACGGCCGGCTCGGGTGCGGGGACTCTCTCGGTCATCGTTCGCTACGTCGCCAACACGTAGCAGTGGAGCTCGCGAAGCTCTGGCAAATCCTCGGCGGGAAGGGCGAGATCCCTTCCCGTGCGGGGAAGTTTTCGGGCCCCTTGCTCATCATGGGCGGGGGGAGAGTCGCTGTTGGCGGCGAGAAGGTCTACGAAACCGTCTGGGACGATTTCGCCAAGGTCCGCCCGTGGAAGGGCGAGATCATGGTGGTGAACGACGTAGGCCAGCACCTTCACGACCGGGTACGGCATTGGGTGACTTTGCACGCGGAGTACATGCCCGGCTGGATGGCGTTCCGCAGGGGTCATCTGTACGGCTCGGGCGATCAGCCGATGACGCACTCCAACAAGCCCAAGCCCGGTGTCGATGTCGTGTGGCCGATGGGGCAACTCGGCGGGACTTCAGGGCTCTACGCCTGCTTCATCGGTTTGCTGCTCGGCTACACCGAGATCGTTCTGGCTGGCATTCCGATGTCTGGGTCGGGTCACTACTTCGATCCGCACTGGTACGGCTCGGAATTCCAGGACCGCTCGAATGAGCTTGTGTGGAAGTGGGCGGCGCTGAATGTCTTCGAGGGCAGGGTGAAGTCTCTGTCAGGACACACGAAAAAGTGGCTCGGCTCTCCGGTGGTTGATGAGACCCGGGAAATGGACCTCACGCTGTGACTGTCTCGCGTTTCGATCCTCGGAACCTGACGATGTACGAGAAGGCTCCTCCATTACTGCATTTGGAGTTCGGCACCGATGGCAGGGTCTACCGCTACGTCATGGTCGAGTCGTTCGCGCCTGGAGTCTTGAACGAAGACAGCCGCAGGACGAAGGAAGAAGACGCGCGCCACGAGACGCACGAACAGATCAGGGGAAGACTTCTTGGGCGCTGAACTGATGCGCATGGGCGCGATGCTTTCCCTCGCGTGGGACGAAGACCCCAAGCGCCTCGCTTTTACATTCTCCCGGTACAAGTTCGTCGCCAAGATGCTCGCCGGAATGGAAGACGTGCTGGAGGTCGGCTGCGGAGATTCCACGGGTTCGTGGATCGTCGCCCAGCATGTAGGGGCTCTGACAGCAATTGACAAGGACAAAGACCTTCTCGCCTCTGCTCCAGCGGCACCGATCCGCCGTCAGGTGCACGACATCGTGGACCTTCCCTATCCCGGCAGCTTCGATGGCGTGTTTGCTCTCGATGTCCTGGAGCACATCAGGACCGAGCACGAAGAAGCCTTCATGCGCCATGTATCGCGCGCGCTTCGGGTGTACGGAACCATGATTATCGGCATGCCATCGCTCGAATCTCAGGCGTATGCGAGCGCGAGGTCGAAGGCGGCTCACGTCAATTGCAAGACCGAGGATGGGCTTCGCTCCACGATGGAGCGGTACTGTCGGAGGGTCTTCATGTTCGGCATGAACGACGAGACCCTGCATACGGGTTACGGCCCGATGTGCCACTACCGGCTCGCGGTGGGCGTGAAATGAAGATCCTCATCATCTCCCCAGCCTGGGGGCCGCTATGCGTTGGCCTCTTCACCGGGCCGGTGCTGGATTCCCACGCCGCGGCCCTCGAAGGTCTCGATGCCGATGTCCGCTACATCTGCCACACCGACGACCCAGCGAGGGTTCACGACGCGGTGAAGGCGAAGACGGGCCGCCAGGTTATGACCATGTCGGTACCGCCAAGCAAGGGCTACGCTCGTTTCTCTGATGCGAACGCCCAAGCCTTGAGGCTTGCGCAAAATGGCGAAGTCGTCTTTTTCCTGAATGCCGACATCATCGTGTCGCGAGAAGTCTTCAGGGCGGTCATCAACCGGATCGAATCGGGGAAGAGGGCCGTTATCTGCGCCGGCACGCGGACGCTTCCTAAGTCTCCCCCGCCGATAGGGGTAAGTGCTAGCGACCTTCACGCATGGACGCTTGACAACGCCCACCCGATCACGGTCTCGAACTACCACAAGACCGGGAACAGCCGCCTTCCCTATGTCGTGTACTTCCGCAACGGGGATGCTGTTTGCATGCGTGGGTTCCATCTTCACCCGCTTGCCATCGTGATGGACCGAGACCTCGGCTTCAGCTCGACCCCGGATTGGGACATCGCATCGAACTACACGCTCGACGAAATCCACGTCGTGACGCGGGCCGATGAATTGGCGCTCGCGGAAATCTCCGAGCCCGGCAAGAAGCTCCCGATGGGGGATAAGCCGTTCACTGCTGACGACGTGATTGCGTGGACTTCCAGGAGAACCATCGGCTTTCACTGGTGGCTTTTCTCGCACCGCATCCAGTTGAGGGGGGATGGAGTCTTCGATGACGAAGCCTTCGTCTCTGAGTGTCTGGCGGCAAAAGGAAAGAGGGAAGTAAAGCTGGACGAAACCACGCACGTTCATCGAAGGGTGGCGCTCGGATGCTAGCCGTCTACGACCTCGCCGTGTCGCCGCCTACATTCGATTTCGTGGCCTTTCTGGTATCGGCCGAGCGCGAAAGAGTGAAACGCGGAGAGAAGGACTTGCGCATCGTCATCGCTCCGGGGCCGAACAACGGTTTCCGCAGAGATCGGCTTCCGCCTCAAGACCCGGCTGAGAGACGGCGGATGCTGGACAACATCGTTATCCCGATGTGCAGCCTGCTTCCCCATTGCGCGGTAGCAGAGGGAACTCCAGAAAAAGCCGACTTCCCGCAGGGATGGTCGCCCACGGTCCGTACTCCGCACTACGGCATGGACAAGATCGTAAGCAGTTTCAAGGCGGACTGCTATCCATTGACCGCTGGACGTGTAGAGAAGAACGAAAAGCTCGTCACCCTCACGCTCAGGGACACGTACCACGACGCCCGCAACAGCAACAAAGAGGCGTGGTCCGCGCTTGCGGCGAAGCTCGAGAAGCTCGGTCTCGAGGTAATGGTCATCACCAACGGGATGCTGCACAACGCCGCGGAGAGGGCACGGGTTTATGCAGGAGCTGGGCTGAATCTGTTCGTGAACAACGGTCCCGCCTGGATGGCGTCGCTCATGCGCGATGTGCCCTGCCTCATCTTCAAGATGGTCTCCAAGGCGATTTGCTGCGATCCGTCGTTTTTCGCCGCTGTAGGTCTTCCGGTGGGTTCCCAGATTGGAAGACCGAACCATCGAATTGTCTGGCACGACGACGACGAAGAGACATTGATCAACGAAACCATGATCGAGCTTGCCCATGGCCTCTGAAGTGGATGTGGTCAATTCTGCGCTGACGAAGCTCGGCGAGTCGCGGATTACCTCGCTCACCGACAACGTGAAGGCTGCGCGTGAGATGAACGCGATCTATACCCTTCGCAGGGACAGGCTTCTGCGGGCCTTTAACTGGAGCTTCGCGATGGAGCGCACGCAGCTCTCGGCTGCGGTGGATGCGCCGTCATGGGGTTACACCTATCAGTATCCTCTTCCTGCCGATTGCATGCGCGTCGTGCAGGTCGATGACGTGTGGGTGATACCGGGATATTCCGACTTCATCGGCGGACCTGACGAGGAGCCTTTCAAGATCGAAGGACGGAACATCGTCACCGACATCGGGGCTCCGCTCAAGATTCGCTACCTCAAGAAAGTCACCAACCCCGCGACCTTCGACGCTTGTTTCGTTGAGTCTCTTGCGACCGATCTCGCTGTTGAGGCTTGCGAAGCGATTACGCAGTCGAACACGAAAAAGGATGGATTGAAAGATGATCGCCGGCAGTCGATTCTTGAGGCGATTCGTGCGAATGCGATCGAGCTTCCGCCGACTGCTCAACCCGACGATTCCTGGATTGCGTCGAGATTCTAGTGCCCAAAGCCTCGCCCATCATTCTCGCCTTCTCCTCGGGGGAGCTATCGCCCTATTTCGACGGGCGGGTAGACCTCGAAGAGTACGGCACTGGCTGTAGGAAGCTGGAGAACTTCATCCCGATGATCGAGGGGCCAGCAATACGCAGAGGCGGAACACGGTTCGTCCGTGAAGTGAAGGACTCTACCGACCGGACAGGTTATCTCAAGTTCCAGTTCAACACCGAGCAGGCTTACGAGCTGGAGATCGGCGATCAGTACATGCGGTTCTACACCGATCACGGCATCGTGATGAACGGCACGAATCCTCTTGAGCTTGCGACACCTTGGGTCGCTGCGGACCTTTTCGACGCTGCCGGAAACTTCCAGCTCCGCAAGTGGCAGTCGGGAGATGTGCTCTACATCACCCACGTTGCCGGCACTTACGCACCACGGAAACTCACCCGCTCGGGGGCTCTTTCGTGGTCGCTCGCAACTCTTGAAACAGAAGGCGGGCCGTTCGAGGACGTGGACCCGGACGAGACAACGACCGTATACGCGAGCGCGGCGACAGGCACGGTCTCGCTCGTTGCATCGTCGGCTATTTTCAATCAGAACCACGTCGGGGCTTTGTTCCTGCTGGAGCAGAACAACACCGACGATGTCCCTGCGTGGGAAGCTAACAAGACCATTTCCGCAGGCATGGAGCGGCGTGTCGAGAACCGGGTGTACCTCTCGGCGACCGCTGGTACTACAGGAACCGTGGTTCCTTCGCACACCGTGGGTTCCGCCTATGACGGCGATCCGGGGGTGCAGTGGACCTTCAGGCATCCCGGTTACGGCTGGGCGAAGATCACCGCGGTCAATTCGGCTGGCACGATTGCAACGGCGACGGTACTTTCTCGTATCCCCACAGGGGCGGTTGCATCGGGAGAAGCTTCTACCCGCTG